GAACAATAATCTATACTTTAGATTTTGAAATGAAAATAAATTTCCATGGGCCAATTACTACTAGTGATATAATCAGAACATCTGTCTCTAATATTTTTCAAATTCAAGCTGGTCTAGAAGATTCTGATTTACAAATTTCTAAACTAACTACTACTCCTGATCCTACTTCTATAATAGGATTAGCTGATAGTGACTTTGGATTTGATACCGCAATAGATTTAACTTTTGATAGTGCTTAATATGAGTGAAGAAAATAAAAATATAAATAATGATTATAACTACTCACGAGAAACTTATTATGATCTAATTACTAAAGGTCGTGACGCGTTAGATGATATGATAGAAGTTGCAAGAGCATCGGAACACCCTAGAGCTTATGAAGTTTTAGCTACAATGATAAAAAATGTATCTGATGTAAATGATAAACTTATGGATCTTAATAAGAAGCATAAAGATATTGATAAAGATGATAATGATGTTAAGCAAATTACAAACAATAATGTTTTTCTTGGATCTACTACAGATTTGCAAAAGCTTTTACATAAAGATGATGAGGTAATTGATGTTTCTCCAAAAGGAGACATACCAGGGTAATCCAAACGTAAAGCGCGATGGCGTATTGCAAGAATGGACACCTGAGTTAGTTGAAGAATATAAAAAGTGTTTAAAATCGCCTTCTTATTTTGCTAGTGAATATGTTAAGATTATATCTCTTGATAAAGGATTGGTACCTTTTAAATTATATCCTTATCAGGCCGAAATGTTTAATTCCTTTATGGAGAATCGTTTTAATGTCGTTCTCGCATGTCGTCAATCAGGTAAGTCGATTTCAGCCTGTGCATACCTCCTCTGGTTCGCATGCTTTAACTCAGAAAAAACCGTTGCGGTTCTTGCAAACAAAGGCGCAACTGCTAGAGAAATGCTCGCAAGAATTACCCTCATGCTTGAGAATCTCCCTTTCTTCCTACAACCAGGGTGTAGAGCACTCAATAAAGGGTCAATCGAATTCTCTAACAACTCTAGGATTATCGCTGCTGCTACATCTGGCAGTTCTATTCGTGGTCTCTCAGTTAACCTTCTCTACTTAGATGAGTTTGCTTTCGTTGAGAGAGCAGCTGAATTCTATACTTCAACATATCCTGTTGTATCTTCTGGTATGGATACAAAGATTATAGTTACTTCTACTGCTAATGGTATTGGTAATACTTTCTATAACATATGGCAAGGAGCTGTTCAAGGTACTAATGCATTTAGTCCATTTAGAGTAGATTGGTGGGATGTTCCTGGAAGAGACGATAAATGGAAACATGAAACTATTGCAAATACTTCTCAATTACAATTTGATCAAGAGTTTGGAAATACCTTCTTTGGTACTGGAGACACATTAATAAACGCGGAGACCCTAATGTCTCTCAAGGCTTCCAACCCATCATATGTATTAGAGTCTGGTAGTCTTCTTATATACAATGAGCAGGAGAAAGAACATGAATATATCATGTGTGTTGATGTTGCGAAAGGAAGAGGACAGGATTATTCTACTTTTAATTTGATCGATATTAGCGTTCGCCCGTTTAAACAGGTAGCTGTATATCGCAATAACACTATCTCTCCAATACTCTTCCCTAACATTATATATAAGTACGCAAAATTATACAACAACGCATATGTAGTAGTTGAGTCAAATGATCAAGGTACTTTAGTATGTAACGGGTTATATAATGATTTAGAATATGAAAATATGCATGTTGAGTCTGCTGTAAAAAGTAATGGACTTGGAATAGAAATAACTAGAAAAACTAAACGATTAGGTTGCTCTGGATTTAAAGATCTTCTAGAAAATAAAAAACTTCAAATAGTAGATGAGCAGACTATTATGGAAATATCTACATTCGAATCTAAAGGTCAATCCTATGAAGCATCAGATGGTAACCATGACGATTTAGTTATGAATTTCGTTTTGTTAGGATACTTTTGTACTACTAATTACTTTGGTGAGTTAACCGATATAGATTTAAAAAATATGTTATTTGAGCAAAGAATGAAAGAAATTGAAGATGATATATCTCCATTTGGATTTCATGATGATGGCTCTCAATATATAGAAGAAATTGATAATAAAGATAATCCTTGGGCTATTGAGAATTATCAAATAGATGATGAAAGATTATGGCGGTAGAACAAAACTTATTTACACCCTCAACGAATAAAAATTTATTAGGTTTAGTTTCAATAGTAGTCAGTCCTACTGACTTATGTAACAGAGCCTGTTCATTTTGTCCTCATAGTAAAAACTTTCCTAATAAGAAAAATTATATGAGTTTAGATTTAGCTAACAAGTTAGCTAATGAACTGTATAGTTACGATTATGATGGCATTATTAGTATATCTGGTTATGGAGAACCTCTGTTACATCCTAATATAGGAGAACTTATAAAGTGCTTTACTAGTCGAAATATTGCTACTAGATTAATTACTAACGGTGATAGAATATTATATGGTAGATTCTTACCTGAAGAGATTGATAGTTGGAACCTAATGTCTATAAAGATAGATTGTTATGATGGTGAGAGTGACGTTAAGTCTATGAATAGTATACTTAGAAATCTTAAGACATTTAAGAGAATATCTACAGGACCTACTACTATATCAAATAGAGGAGGATACCTAGCTAAAGAAAAAATTAATCTACCTTGTTACCAACCATCTATGAAATCTATAGTAGATTATGATGGTAATGTATATGTTTGTTGTGAGGATTGGTCTAAAAAGGTTTCATTTGGTAGTGTTTATAAACAGTCTTTTTCTTCTATATGGATGTCTAAAAAATTAAATATAGTTAGAAAACAACTATTAAATAGTAAACGAGAGTTTTATAATTGTGTAAATTGCAATATAAAACCAGAGAATACTATAAATGAGTCAGAGAGTTACAGAATTTGGAATTATTATAAATAATGGTAATTGAATATAACCGCATCATGAATCATATAATTTTTAACCGAGAAGGATAAAAAATGGCATTATTTACACCGTCCGAATCTCCTGCGGTTGTAGTCAAAGAAATTGACCTTACCGGTGGTGTACCAAACGTACAGTCTACCACTGGAGCTATCGTAGGAAACTTTAGATGGGGTCCGGTTGATAAAGTAACAACAGTAGCAAACGAAGCTGAGCTTGTTGATACTTTTGCTAATCCAGACTCCTTTAACACAATAGATTTTCATTCTGCCGCATATTTCTTGCGGTATTCAAATTCATTAAAAGTAGTAAGAGAAACTACTACAGCTGCTCTTAACTCTTTTGTTGATACTGCTAACATATCAGCAGGAGTTATTTCTGCTACAGCCATTAACAATAAAGACGTTTTTGATGCTCTAGCTGACAGTGCTTACACTTTTGTAGCAAGATTTCCTGGAGAGCTAGGAAATAGTTTACAAGTTTCAGTATGTCCAGGAGCTACAGCTTCTAGTACATATTTTGATACTTGGACTTATGCAAGTAGTTTTGACGCATTCCCTAAAACTTCTACATTTGCTCAAAATATAAAAGATAGCACAGTGCTCGATGAGCTACACATTGCAGTAGTTGATCAAGATGGTTTATTTACTGGAACTAAAGGAACAGTTCTAGAGACATTTCCATTTGTTTCACAAGCATCTAATGCAAAAGCAACTGATGGTACAACGCTTTTTGCTAAAAATATAATAAACGAGACATCTGAATACATTTACATGTTTGATTTGGATTCTACTTACACCGCATTTGGTACAGATGTAACCGCAAGTTCTAATGCTTATACTAACGGAGGAGCTGTAGTTACTGAGTCGTTTGTTGATGGAGTAAATTCTCCAGCCTTAGGAACTTCTGAGTTTAGTACAGGTTATGATCTTCTAGAAGATAAAGATATTGTAGAGCTAGATTTCTTAATTGCACCTGGTATGGTTACTACAGTTGATCAAACAACAGTAGTAAATGATCTAGTATCAACCGCTGAAGCAAGAAAAGATTGTGTTGTTGTAACTTCTCCAGCAAGAGATGATGTAGTAAATGTTACTAGTGCTGCTACAGCTACTACTAATATTACTACAACAGCCGCTACATTTACCAAGTCATCATATTTAGTAGCAGATGGAAACTACTTAAAAGTGTATGACAAATACAACGATCAGTATATACAATTACCTGCTGCTTCTTCAACTGCTGGTCTTATGGCAGCAACTGACAGAGATAGAGCTGCATGGTTCTCTCCTGCTGGTGGTAGAAGAGGTCGTTATTTAGGAATAACTGCTATTGATTATACACCTACTAAGGGTCAAAGAGACACTCTTTATAAAGCTGGTGTTAACCCAATTGCAAATATTCCAGGTTCTGGAGTTATCTTATTTGGGGATAAAACATTCCTAGGTAGACCTTCAGCGTTTGATAGAATTAATGTTCGTAGATTGTTCTTAATTCTAGAAAGAGCAATTAGTAGAGCAGCTGAACAAGTATTGTTTGAGTTTAACGACGAATTTACAAGAGCAGAGTTCACTAATATTATTGAACCAGTCTTAAGAGAAGTAAAAGGGCGTCGTGGTATCACAGACTTTAGAGTAGTATGTGACGAAACAAATAATACTGCAGAGGTTATCGATAGAAACGAATTTATCGCTAACATCTTCAT